AACATCTTACGTTGTAGATAGTTTGTTTGTTTTGCTAAATTGTATTGTGCTAGTGACATATTATTTCTTCTTTAATTGTTCGAATAATTCGTGTAAAGGGTATCCTGCATTACGTTTAAGTTCCATTAATCCAATAGCATGCCGAGTTCCTACATACTGCTCCTTAGATTCCGACAATACGAATACATATCGACTGTGATTGTGATCGCCGAGATATTTAGACAATTCATCCGATGACATAACTGGGTTCAATACATATTGTGATGCTTGTGTATCATATACAGATATGTGATTTCCCTGATTAGCTATTCTTGTCCATAACTTTACTGCATCAGCAGATAACATACTATCACTAGCAAAAACTAAATTTAAATTTGAAAGATCCTGTTTAATAAGCAGATACAAATCACTAGCATAAGGTGATACTTTAGATGCAATTGCTGGATTTTTCGAGGTCAATGTAACTTTACAAAAATTGCCATTTACTTCGGTGTCGACAATAATAGCGACACTAGCAGCATCTGCGGTTCCTATCCAATATGTTAATTGGTTTTCAGATGTTAGTTTATAAACATTATTACCAAGTTGTTCTGGCTCTATTCCATCAGATAGTAGTTCTGTTAACATTTGATGTTGTGCTTCAAATGCATTATTAGCAGGAACAACCCACGGCATTTCTGTCAAAAATGTTCTATAAAAAATCTCGTAGTTGTCCATTATAATTTACACCCTTCACAATCTTCTTCATCATCAAAATCAATCTCTGCCATCTCCGGCACATCTTCTGCAACCATCTTACTACCTTGTTTATTAATTAAGCTATAATAGAAGGTCTTTAGACCCCATATATGTGCTTGCATTAAGTTCTTAGCAATTAATGTAGTTGGTACTTTTCTATCTGCAAAGTGCGCCGGATTGTAAAAAGTATTTGTACTAATTGATTGATCAACATAAGCCGCTAGTACTGCTGCAGTTTTTAAGTATGCATCACAATCTTTCTGTTCCCACATTAATTGATATTTATTTTTCAATTTATGATATTCTGGAACTACTTGCGTAAAGCTACCAGCTTTTGATTCTTTAACTGAAATTAAACTCATAGGCATTTCAATACCATTAGTTGAGTTAATAACAACTGAACTTGATTCAACTGGTGCAATAGCCATTAAGGTAGCATTACGCACACCATATGATCTCATGTCACTGCGTAACTGTTCCCAATCAAGTTCACGAGTAGGAGTAAAGTCAGCAAGTTCATTAACACCAGCGGCACGATTCTCCCACGGAAACTGTCCTTGACCGTAACGTGTTTTTGCTGAATCTAAACACGGGCCACGCTCTCGAGCTAGTTCAACTGTAGCTTCTGTTAAGTAGAATGCTTGATGTTCCATCCAACTTTTAACTTCTTGTAGTGCATCGCTATCACCGTACTGTAGGCTACGTTTAGCATGCCAGTAGGCCAAGTTAGTAATACCAATGCCCAATGGTTGTAGTTCATCGTTTGACAATTGGCTTTGTATACTTAAGAAATCTTGATAGTCTAAGATGTTACATAAGCTACGTTGTAGGATGCGACAGGCACGTCGCATGTCCTCTGGATTGCGGAAAGCACCCCAATTTATACTACCAAGTGTACACAGGGCAATGCGACCAGTTGGATCATCTAAGCGTTTGAATGGCTTAGTGGGTAGTAAAATCTCGCAACACAGATTACTTTGATAGATGGTATGATATTCTGGATCAAATGGTCCTTGCTTCATAACGTTATCAATAAACACTAGATAGATACGTCCTGTATCTGTACGTTCTTTTAAAATGCCGCCTTTGAATACTTCTTCAGCTGACATTGTTTTCTTACGTAGATTTTTTTGTTTCTCGTACTTAACATAAAGTTCTTCAAACAATTCAGTGTTACTGTAGAAGGCTTCGTATAAGTCAGGTACTTCATTAGGATCAAAGAATGTAATCATTTCTTTGTTTTTAAATCTGCGCCAGAAGAAGCTAGATAATACTACGCCATAGTCCATATGACGGACACGTGTTTCATCTGTACCTTGATTATTTTTAAGTACAATAAGATCATCAAACTGATGATGCCAAATTGGATAGAATACAGTAGCACTAGCATTACGAATGCCGCCTTGACTACAACTACGTAGATCACCAAACCATTTCTTCAAGAATGGAATCATACCCGTATGTTGTATTTCGCCGCCACGTATAGGTGATCCTAAACTACGTAAGCGACCGATTTCTAAACCAATGCCAGCACGTTTACTAGCATACTTGGCCATCATTTCACCTGATGCAAATATACTGTCTAGGTCGTCGTCCGCTTTGATCAATACACATGAACTAAATTGTTTAGTTGGTGTGCCTAGGCCGGCGAGAACAGGCGTTGCTAGGGTAAACAAACTGTCACTAGCGCAGGTGTAGTATTCTTTGATAAAACGCATACGTGCGTTACCAGGTTCTTCTTTATGAAAGACGGTGGCTGCGGCGACTATGTAACGTATCTGCGGAGTTTCGTAAATTTGTTTAGTTGCACGATTGCGTACAAGGTATTTTTCAATTAGTTGCTCAATGGCCGCATATGAATATGTTTCATCTTTGGTGTGGTCGACAAAAGAATCCATCTTGTCCCATTCTTCTTCACTATACCAATCAAGTAGTTCTGATGTGTACAATCCGGTTGCTACATTCTTTTTAACAATTTCGTATAAACGAGGAACTTCATAATCACCGTAGACGTCTTTGCGTAACATGCTTAGGCGTTGTTTGCCTGCTACATATTGATAATTAGTATGCCCGATATCTGGATTGTGTTCAATGTCAATAAGATCGACAATAGCACGAAGTGTAATTTCATCAATTTCACGTGTGCTAATACCATCATAAAAATGCGGCTGTGCTTTGATCTCAATCATACTCTGACTTACATCTGCAATTCCAGCACAGACCTTTGTGATCTGGGCTTGCCATTTATCTACTGCTAGTGGGGCACGGCTACCGCTACGTTTTATTACTTGAATGATACTCAATTTGATAACCTCGTAATTTAGTACTGCTCTAAATTTGTATTGTTGATTGTTGTGTTGTATTTACTTATACTATACAGTGTACATAATATTTCAACTTTTTGCAAGTTTTATATTAGATAAATGTCTTTATATAATAGTTAAATGTAGCATCGACACCACTAGTTGTAGTATAGGTTAATATCGCTGCATTAACATCGCTTTGAAATCCTAATACAACTCCGGTGTCAGCTGTTTCAACATAATCATCTTCGTACAATGATGTGCCTAACAGCTCAGTGACTTTAAGTGTACCAACTCGTGAAGTTGAGCCACGAATAATAGTATAATCAATTGTGCGAGAAGAAAGTGATTCGAATGTTATAGTAGTATTAGCAGCAACTAGTGTATTGCCTGGAAATGTAAATGTATGCAATGCAACATTTGCTTCTAGACTATCAATATTAGATTGAATAGTACTAATATTTGCTGTCATGTTAGCAACATTACCTTGTAATGCTTCGATGAGGGCTAACTCACTATACATACTTTGAGTAGTAAGTATTTCAGTCATGCCAACTGCCGGTGCACCTTCAGCTAATGTACCATTACCAATAAACAAACGCTGTTCGTCGATTGACCAACCCATCTCAGCCGAGCTAAGTTGTGGTAAATTTTCTTGCAGTCCTCTGCGGATTTGTATTTTGGAGATTTGGGTTACAGCCATATTAATATCCTATCTATATTTTATATTTAGCTGAGATTATAATACTGCTCCACTCTTTTCAACCAACGTTCAGTCCACATATCCCATTCAGCGCCTTCAACTGTCCAAGTTTGGTATTGGAAGTCTTGACTGCACATTAGAATAACACCCTGTCGAATGTCTGTTCCGTGAGTTTCGTTATGTGCTAGTCCATAGGCACATAATTGAAGGAAATAGTCCTGAACCCACTCTGTTTTCTTAGGTTTATTAGTCTGTTTGTAGTCTAAAATAGCCGGTTTACCTTTGTGTACACCACAAGCGTCAGTTGTACCAGCATACAGTCCACTAACGTATAAAGGCACTTCAATACCCCATACTTCATCTACATGCACCAATCCTTCCTCTACAATCTTTTGTGCCATTTTATGGCTTTGTATACTGTAGGGATTAGTGCCGGGTTCGCCCATTTGACGATTGTTCTGCACATAGTCTTCTAACCACTTGTGCATACGTGTTCCACGATTAGCGGCTTCTGTAGTGATTTCCTGTGCTTTCTTTTCGCCAACTGACTTCCGCCAGTTTTCTAAGGCTAACTTAGCTTCAGGTGGTTTTGTCTTGTCTAAGATTGTTGTTACTGAAGGAACCTTACTACCATCTGGTAAACTGTAAAGTCTTTTTCCATTCTCGCTCTGGCGATTAATGGGTGTGTAATCATATTTTTGTATAAGCATACTATTAGTATATAAGGTTAATTGTCAAAGGTCAAAGAAAATTGTTGCCTAAATTCTTCAGATCGAATATATTCCGAATTGCGTTGTAATCTAGGTTTAATTTGTGCGTATATCTCATCAAGATCTAATGTCATTAAACGATCAACTTGTGCTATAACTGCTAATAATCGCAATCTATTATCTACTAGAGTATCATAACTATGATCAATAATATCATCAAATGTATCAATGCCGATATCTCGTAAAAATTGTACTGCGCCGGCGGCAGCAACTAATATGAATAATTGCCCAGCAACAATTGGTTTAAATGTTTTTTCACTGAGCATAGAGAATTTTCCATTTATAGTAGTTTCAGTGACTAGATTAATATATGTTTCTAAATATGCTGGATGATCGATAGTTATATCAATCTTAGTATGTTGATCCCTGTCTGTAAATTTAAATTTAGCTGGTAATTGTGCAAATTTATTATTTTCTTCGTCGGTTAATCGGAATTCATTGAAATTATTACACGAAATATTATCATCTCGATTGCCATAACTAAACACCATATCATTAAAATACGGTTTATGTGCAAGTTGTAAATACACCCATTTTCTATGCTGCCAAGGCATGCCGTTTAAGCAACTAAGTTTATATTTTTTAGGCTGTTGAGAAAAATTATAATTTTTAAAATTACCATCTATAGCATGCGGCGCACTTGCCCATACTGTCCAAAACGGAAAAAATTTTATATGTGTATTGGCAGGCGGATGATTACAATAGGTAAATTCTCCCGTTAATAGATAAAATGGTACAGTTAAATTTAATTGTAAAATATTTTGATATAATTGATTAGTATCTGCTACCCATCCCGACGAATCAACAATTATGCAACCAGAATGATTTTCTATAATTTCTCGATCAATTTGTGTAATCTGAAGAATACCAGTAGTAAAATCAAAAATGGGTGTTATCACTAATAGACTATTATCTGGTATATATCGAGTAAGGATGTACTCCACCCACACATCACTGAATTCAGTAATTGTATGGTCATCATTTAATCTGTAAATCATTCTGTAATATGATCACGTTTAATTTCTCTAACCGGGTCATCCAGTAATTCAGCTAGTGTATTTTTAATAGTAACTCTCGTATGTCCGATATCTCTGATATGTAATGCACGTCGACCAATTTCTTCTAAAGGTAAGTTGTCTATACGATTCTTTTTAAAATCATCTTCCAATGACCAAACGTATCTATGATGATCAATTAATTCAATTATAAGTCGGTGTTGTAAATCTAAGCCAATTTCTTGCATTTGTGCCATGTAGAATTCGAGTTCTTCTTGATTAGCACCTTGGGTATATTCATGTTTGACTACAGCAATAGTATATCTATCTACTATTTCGATTGTTGGAAATTTCATAATAATATTTAGTTAATGGCTAGCATATAAATATAATTTTACCGAAGAGCAAAAACAAGCAGTGATAGATAGGGTGACTACTATATAGTCTGTACTGTGATTTGCGAATCGATATGATTTTCGATCCATGCCACAGCATTAGGGAATTTGCTAATCTTATCATAAAACCAATCTTTAGAAGGTCTGTCAGTATCTTGCCATATAAGTGATTGACTGATAGGTACTACTAAATCACTGGATATATTTAAATAATGAACAATTATTTTATCTATAGACATCACATCTTCGAATCGAATCCATTTTACTTCTTCTGTTGTTCTACCGCAGCCGCGACACACTTCGTCAATTAATTGACAAACACCAATACATGGACTTCGACTTCTTTCACTATTGTTTTTTCCTATAATCTTCTATTGCTGATTTAATAGCATCTTCTGCCAGTACACTACAGTGAATCTTTACTGGAGGTAATGCAAGTTCTTCTGCTATTGCTGAATTTTTAATTGCAGATGCTTCATCTAGAGTCATACCTTTAAGCAGTTCTGTTACTAGACTAGAACTAGCAATTGCACTGCCACAACCATAGGTTTTAAACTTTGCATCTATTATTATACCATCTTCTACTTGTATTTGCAACTTCATTACATCACCGCAGGCCGGAGCTCCTACCATGCCGGTGCCAACGTCTGATGCAGCGGCGTCGAGTTTACCAACATTTCTAGGATTTTCGTAGTGATCTAACACAGCAGTTGAATATGCCATAATACTCTCCTATAATAGTATACTAATATACTATACTATTTATAGTGGTAGGTCAATGTGTTTTAGTTATTGTGCTACAGGTGCACCACGTGTTTTAGCGGCACGTTTAGCCATGCTAGTAACATCATCTACTGGTGCTTGGAATGTATTTTGTTCTGCACTATTAGTGTTAGTTGTTGTAGGTTCTTCTTCACTACCTTGTAGCGGAGCAAGAACAACTTGATCTTGATTGAAACTTTTGATTAGATTTTTTACTGCTGGATTGTTTTCATTTGCATCAACTAGTGCATCGTAGCTGAATGTACGATCTGTGTTCAACACTAGATTAATAAGACTTTGTGTGCTGATTGTTGCCGATGCTGATTTGTCTTGCGAACGGTGACGTAATAACTCCAGAGCAGTAACTAGGTTAGACTCTGGAGTGTTTGTTGGGCCGTGAGCAAATTCACGTAAACGCATTAGCGCAATTCTCTACCTAATGTTTCAGTTCCACCAACAGCGGCATCAGTAGCTGCAAAACCATCAGCTGGTTCTTCAGCATCAAAATCGCTTTCTGGTGGTGGAGGTAATTCAGCACCTAGTTCATCACCTGGCAAAGCCATTGGTTGATCAACTGCTTCACCGCTTAATACACGTACACCAGTGTCAACACCTTCACGTGCAGATTGTAAGTTTTGCATTAGTTGATCTAATGTAGCACCAACTGCATTTTTAAATGCATCAGCTTGTTCACTACCAATTTGGTCACGGATGCTGTCAAGTAATTGTGGAAGTTGTTCATTTTGCATTTTACCAACTTTCTCAATGGTGTCCTGAACACTATCAACCATATCTTTGGCAGCTAACAATACTTCTGCATTGCCAACTTCGCCTTCATTTAGTTGTTGATGTTGTTCAGTAAGCCAAGTATTTAGGCCTTCTTGTACAGTTAACAATTCCATATAACGTGGATTTGTTTCCGCAGTGTGAAAATCCGCACTATGACGGATTTTGTTTAGATTCAACGATATTGTTTCACCTAAGCGTTGAGCTTTGGTAATAGACAATTTATCATAATCAATAGCAAAGCCAAAACGGCTTTCTAATACTTTATTAATTTTTTTTGCAGATGTCTGTGACATTTCTGATAGTTTCATGGTTAATTCTTCCTAATGCAATTATTTAATATTATTTATCAAAACAATAGACTTCTTCAATTGTTTCTTTGATTCTTCAATACGTAACATAGTTTCAGTGTATTTATTAGAATATAATGCAATATTCCAGTCATCGTTCTTTTGTTGTGCCTGTTTATAACGATACCTGTATAAGATTGCGTCGAATTCAAGTACACCAATTAAATTATCATTAACTCTTACTTCTTGTGCCAATTCATATTTGTGCTTGTGTAAGGCAATGCAATAAAATATAGCGTCTTTTCTGTTAAAAAAGTCAAATACCTGCTCATTATCTTTAGTTATTCGCCAATTTTTATCCGTAATCTTTACTATTTTATACTTGCCAACAATTAATGTATCTGCACCTAATTGATAGCAGAATGGTAGCGGACCTTTACTATGTTTAGCCAGCTCTGCTTCTGTAAACCTACGTATCTTTTCAACGTCGATCTCAGTCAATACGTTTTTTGTAGTAGATTTTTCCGGCTTCATTTGTTCTTAACAGTACATCTTTGACTGTGAGTTGATTTGCGATCATTTGTTCGCGTTCGTCTAATTGACTTTTAGCAATACTAGCGTCGCCCGTGAACTGTTCTAGTAGTTCGTGTTCTTCGTTTGTGATTGTTAGTAATAGTTTGTTTGTAAGTTCAACAATTTTCATGATGTTATCCTATAAAGTATTTATTACAGGATGGCATTGCAGAGTTTTATTTAAAGATTGAGCGAGCAATAAAACCAATAAGTCCAGCTAATACAACGCCCATCATAGTTGTGAAGATGCTGATGGTTTGTTTGTCGCCACCTGATATTTTATCAGTTAGACTGTTTTTGATGTCAATCAGATGCAGCTCAAGTTTATCCATGCGCTGTTCCAAGTTGTTTAATTTAGTTTCCAAGCTACCGTACCTTACGGCGCATAGTTCGACATGTGCTTCTAAATTTTGCTTCTCGATTTCTGTAGGTTTACTTGCCATTATCGCTCTCTTTTATATAGTAGCGATGCGTATTCGTTGAGCCTAGTTTATGCCTTAATATGTGCCATGATTATTGTTGTTGCATCAACTAATATTTAGTTATACTATGTAGTTTTTAACTGCGTGTTTTAAAATAGATATTTTTATCTACACCGCTGGCGTAGAATAACGGTAGTGGTGGTTTGGCTGTTTCGTCTAATCCAAGTATAATAGGTGCAATTTTAAAATCGTCTTTGAGTATACCATACCTATCATGGTTAAATGCATAGACATCTTCTCGTTCAACCGCAAAGTCAAATGACCAAATTTTATGCAGACCCGTATAGTTAATACCAAATGAATAGTTAGCCACATCATCAGTGACCACAGATAGATAATTAAATTCCATTAACTGTGCTCGCAAACTTAACAACTGGTTTATTGTTTCCCAATTACGTTGTTGATTGCGTTGCTTCTGCTGTTCTGCTGACTGTGTTAGTACATTAGTTTCGGTTATATCTATTAGGGTATATGCGTAATATCGATACAATGTTTCCATAGTAATATTTATAGTCGTAAAAAAAGGCAGTGTAAAAACTGCCTTTTTAAATTACACATTATATTAGAATGTGTATGATGCTACTGTAGTAGTTGCTACTGCCGCTGCTAACAATGTTTCTAACTCGCCTGCTGTTTTGTTTGCACCCGAAATAGCTACACGGAAAGCGTCACCGCCTGGTGTACCTAACAGTTCAATTGAACCCACTGTTTCGATTGCACGTACCAATTTTTCAAAATCACTGTCGATTGCTGAATAATTTGTATGTACACCTGTTAATCCCACAGTGTAAAATGTTAACGGACGACCTGTTACTAATGTTTGGTCCACTGAACCAATTGGGTATGCGCCGCCTTTTGCTCTTGTTAATAATGTTGCCATGTTATTTCTCCTAATTTTTCACGCTAGTTGCGTATAATAGTATTTAGCATAATTTACAAATTGAAGTCACAAAAAAGCACTCCGAAGAGTGCTATTTGTTGTTTAATTATTAATTAAACTGCAACTGCTGCTGCTGTTAAGATAGCAAGTTTAGTTGCTGTAACTGTTGCATTTGAAATATCAACGCCGCCAGTTGAACCGATATCACGGATAGTTGCTTGTAATGTTTGACCATTTGTAGGTGTGTATAAATCACCTTCGATAGCAAACGTTTGTTGTGTGTTAGTATCAGCTAAAGGTCCGATAGCAATAATTGTGTGCAATGTTTGGATTGCATTTAATACCAATTGTTGTGTTTCGCCTGGACCATCTGAACCGTCAACTGCATTGATGTAGTCAACTGTGAAAAAGCTAATATTACGACCTACTTGTTCAACGTTTAACGTTGTTGCTGCTGGATTTACTGCTGCTGGTGTAGCCATGTTATTTCTCCTAAATTTATTTTACGCTTTCGCGCATACTTTTATTTATCATCTGCATAAAAATTCTATGCAATAATGTTTGTTTTTAGGCACGGCGTAATGCGTTAGTTCTGCTGAATTCGAGTCTATCAACTAACTTAATTGCGCC